AAGGGCGCAATCAAGGGCACGAAGAGCCTGCGCGATGTGGCGATGGGCCTGCTCGACAGCATGATGAACAAGCTGATCGAGTTTGCGGTCAATGCAGCTCTCTTCGGCGTCGTCCCAGGCGGTGGCGGTGGCCTGTTTGGCGGCCTCTTTAGCGGCATCTTTGGCGGCAAGCGTGCAGCTGGCGGCCCGGTCTCAGCGGGCAAGTCCTACTTGGTGGGCGAGAAGGGCCCCGAACTTTTCACCCCCAGCCGAGGCGGCAGCATTGTCCCCAACAATCAGATGGGCGGCGACGTCAACGTCAACGTGAACGTGGACGCCACCGGCAGTAGCGTGGAAGGCAACGACACGCAGGCCAATCAACTAGGCGCAGCAATTGCCGCGGCCGTCAAACATGAGTTGATCATGCAGAAGCGTCCTGGAGGTCTCTTGAGCTGATGGCTACCTTCCCCTCGATCACACCGACTTACGGCGCGTCGAAGACCAGCAACCCCATGAAGCGGGTTGTGCAGTTTGGCGATGGCTACCAACACCGGCTCACGGTTGGTCTGCCCACTCATATGAACCCGAAGGCGTGGGATCTTGCTTGGAACGTGTCAGAAACTGACGCCGACACAATCGAGGCATTCCTAGATGCGAGGGCAGAAGACCAGGCCAGCTTTGACTGGAGCCCACTAGACGATTCCGAGACTTACAAGTGGATCTGTCAGGAGTGGACGAAGACAATCCCCTACAACAACCGGGCCACGATCACAGCTCGTTTTATTCAAGTCTTTGAGCCCTGATGGCGATCCCAACTTCTGAACTTCAGAAGATCAACCCGAGCAGCCTGATCGAGCTGTTCGAGTTGACGCTGACCGAATCGCTCCACGGCGCTGATACGACCTACCGTTTTCACAACGGGACTTCCGAGGTAGGTGCCCAAGATATTGTCTGGGATGGCAACACCTACACCAAATATCCGATCGAGGTCGAGGGCTTTGAGTACAAGGCCGACAGCAGTAGCCTCCCTCGCCCGACTCTGCGAATCTCGAACATCTTCGGGGCGATCACGACGCTAATCCTGAGCGCCAACGACAAAACACCGGGTAACGATCTAACCGGTGCAAAGCTGGTTCGGATCCGCACCCTCGTCCGCTACATCGACGCGGTGAATTTTGAGGACGAGACCAACCCCTACGGCACGCCGGACACGGCAGCGATCCTGCCGACTGAAACGTACTACTTGGCCCGCAAGGTAAAAGAAGACCGCGACGTGGTCGAGTTTGAGGCGGCGGCCAGCTTCGACCTGGCCACCGTCAAAGCACCTAAGCGGCAGTGCAATCAAAACCTCTGCCCTTGGATTTATCGCGGCGCTGAGTGCACTTACAGCGGGACCGATTACTACGACGAGAACGACAACGAGGTCAGCGACTCTGACCAAGACAAGTGCGGCAAACGGCTCAGCAGCTGTGAAGCTCGATTTGGCGAGAATGCCGAGTTACCGTTCGGGGGCTTCCCAAGTATTGGTCTATTCGGCGGATGAAGGCTGCAGCAAAAGCGAAAGCGTTGGCCCATGCGCAGGCCGAAGATCCTCGCGAGTCATGCGGCCTTCTTGTCGTCGTCAAGGGTCGAGAACGGTATGTGCCATGTAAAAACTTGGCTGATACAAGTGATTTCTTCATCCTCGACCCAATCGACTACGCCGCCGCTGAGGATCAAGGGGAAGTCGTAGCAGTCATCCATAGTCATCCGGTCACGCCGCCTGTTCCCAGTGAAGCTGACCGCATTGCTTGTGAAAAGTCCGAGCTTCCTTGGTACATCGTCAACCCAAAAACCAAGAAGTGGGGGCAGTGCTTGCCCGAGGGATACAAAGCCCCGCTGATTGGTAGGCAGTGGGTTTGGGGTGTCTCTGACTGTTGGACTTTGGTCCGCGATTGGTACGGCGAGCAGGGCATTGAGCTGCCTGACTGGGACCGGCCTAGGTCATTGATCGAGTTCAACGAAAACCCGATGTTTGACGGCTGCTGGGAAGAGGCCGGTTTTTACGAGGTGAGCTTCGACGACATGCAGCCAGGCGACGCAATGCTGATGGCAGTCGAGTCAAACAAGCTCAACCACGTCGGCGTCTATATCGGCGATCAAATGGTCATCCATCACCTGTGCGGCCGTTTGTCCAGTCGCGATCAGCTCAGCGAGTGGTTAGTAAACTGCACTGGTAGGGTGCTGCGCTATGCAAACGGAAGTCAAGCTCTACGGACCGCTTGCTAAGTTCGTTGGGCGGCGTAGTTTCCTGGCTGAGGTAAGCAGTGCGGCAGAAGCCGTCAGGATGTTGCTGGCCAACTTCCCTGGGCTTGAACGCCATATGGCGGACTGGAATTACAAGGTTGTCGTCGATAACTACGAATCAGAGCTAGACGATATTCACAACCCAGCCTCGGGTTGTATTCAGATCATCCCTGTGGTTGCGGGCGCAGGATTCTGGAAGACCTTTGGCAAGATCCTGGCCGGCGTTGCACTCGTCGCGGTTGCTGTGATTAACCCCTTCGGCGCTGCTGCGATCGGTACGTTCGGTGTAGGCGCTGGCTCGATTGCTGTGTCGAGTGTTGTTGGCCTGATTGGTGCCTCGTTGATTCTTGGAGGCACGGCGCAACTCCTTAGCCCAACCCCGCAGATTGGCCAGCTTGGCCCAGCTGCTGGTTTTAGTCCCGTTAAGTCCACAGAGGGCACAGCATTGGACCCGCAGGGCCAAGACTCTTACAGCTTCAGCGGGATTCAGAACACCTCAAAAGCTGCCACGACCATTCCCGTGGTCTTTGGCGAAACTGTGGTGGGGTCCGTTGTGGTCTCTGCTGGCATTGATGTGGACAACAAATGAGCAAGCCTGAGGAGAAAAAGCAGAGCCAGATCATTGGTGCTGGCGGTGGCGGCGGTCATCAGCAAGTCATCCACCAACAGGTTGTTCAGTCGCAAGCTGCCCCACCTCAGGCCAGAACACCGACGCGCACGTCTGACAACCTCAGCTCTACAGCTTTCGGCAATATCCTCGACCTGATTAGCGAGGGTGAAATCGAGGGGTTCCCGTCTGCTCGTGCATACACCAGGGGGACGGATAATTACAACAAGGCACTTCTAAAGGACGTTTTTCTCACCAATACACCCGTGCTTCGGGCGTCTGCAGACGTCACCAATCTCTCGGACACCGACTACAACTTCAAGGGCGTGACGGTGACGCCAAGGTATGGCACCAACGCGCAGACCTATATCCCAGGGTTTGAAGCGTCTGAAAGCGTCGAGTCTGTTGGTCTTGCGGTTGTAAAAGACACCCCGATTACTCGGCAGATCACTAACTCAAACGTCGATGCAGTCAGGGTTGCTGTTGCCGTCCCTCGCCTAGAGAAAGCCACAGATGAGGGCGACGTCTTAGGAACTGAAGTCACGATCAGGATCGACGTCCAATACAACGGCGGCGGCTTCACTACGGCTAAGACGGACACGATCAGCGGCCGCACTGTTGACAAGTACGAGCGCGACTACGTCATCGAGCTAGACGGTGCGTTCCCTGTCGATATTCGGGTTGTTCGAGTCTCGGATGATTCAACCGATCAAAACGTCAATCCGACCCAGTTCGCGACCTACACCGAGCTGATCTACAAGAAGCTCCGCTATCCGAATAGTGCGCTTGTCGGCCTCCGTTTTCAGGCTGAGCAATTCAGCTCCATTCCGTCGCGGGCCTATCGCATTCGTGGCGTAAAGGTCAAGATCCCAAACAATGGAACTGTCGATCAAGAGACCGGCAGAATCACCTACTCAGGGACATGGACGGGAACATTTGGCGCGGCACAGTGGACCACATGCCCGGCCTGGATTTTATATAACCTTCTGACCAACAAGCGGTACGGCTTTGGTGATCACATTGTCGAGGCTCAGCTAGATAAATTTGCCTTCTATTCTGCTTCTGTTTACGCAAATGAGGAGGTCGATGCTGGCCTCGGTGATGGCACGAAGGAGGCGCGTTTTAGCTGCAACGCAAACATTCAAAACCAGTACGAGGCGTACAAGCTGATTAACGACCTTTGCTCGGTCATGCGCAGCCAGCCTTTCTGGTCTGCTGGCGCGTTGACTCTTTCGCAAGACAAGCCGAAAGACTC